AGCACCAGCAGCACCAGCACCAGCAGCACCAGCACCAGCAGCACCAGCACCAGCTCCAGCTCCAGCTCCAGCTCCAGCTCCAGCTCCAGCTCCAGCTCCTGCACCAGCCAAACCCCGTGGAAAAACACTCAAAGTTTCTGCGAAACCCCCCGCTGGCGCAGAGGATTGTAAAATCGGAACAAAACCGGGAGAAAAATATAAAGACGCCTGTGCCCGTGCGCGCAGTTGTCTGAAAACTCTCGCTAAGCCCAAGATGACTCTGGGAGGTTCGGATGGCCTGGCGAACTATTCTGCCAAATACGCGGCCATGCTTGAACGTATCGCTGCTGCCGCTGGCTCATCCCTCGTATACAGCCAGTTCCTGGATATGGAAGGCATCGGTATATTTCGTGTGGCCATGGAGATCAACGGGTATGCCCCTATTGAGCTAACCCTCGTGGGGGACAAGGTGGCATTCACTCCCCAAACAGAAGCCTCTCTCCTACTTGGGCCCGGAAAGCAGCCGCGCTATCTCACCTTCTCGGGCGGGGAGAAGCCTGAAGTCCGTCGTGCGGCCCTGAATATTTTCAATGCGAAGTTCTCGGAACTGTCCGAATCCATGAACGCAGTGCTGAAAAGGGCTGGATACACGGATAACAAACAGGGCGAGCTATGCCGTGTATTCTGTATTACATCCGCTGGCGCAGAAGGTCTCTCGCTTCGCAACGTGCGAGCCGTTCATATTATGGAGCCGTATTGGAACGAAGTGCGTCTTAGACAAGTAAAGGGTCGCGCCATTCGTATTGGCAGCCACTTGGATCTGCCCGAGGATCAGCGCAATGTCAGTATTTATACATATATATCCTGCTTCTCGGAAGGGGCCCAGAAAGATCGCACTGGTCCTGACAGAATCCTTGATACGCTACTACAGCATGATAGCGTGGACGCAAAGGCTGCGCACGATCTCGGACTGCCTATTAAGCCTGGTATGACCACGTATGTTCTGACCACAGACGAAATGATTTATACGATTTCTGAAAGAAAGCGGAAAATCGTTGAAAGCCTGGAGTGTGTAATGAAAGCGGCAGCGGTGGATTGCGAGCTGAGTATTAAACAGAACGGGGATCGTAGCTTCCGTTGTCTACCTCTAAAGGGTAAGGTGGGTGATTTCGTCTATAATCCGATTTTGGACGAGGATATCTTAGAGGGCAGTAAATACGAGGGTATGGATGATATATGCTCTGGCGGATTGAAGCCCCGCGAGGTTTTCCAGAAGATTAATAAGATTCCGTATTTCCTCCGTGAGATTCTCAGCGCGACAGGGGAGGTGACAGGGTATGAGGCCTTTGAGGCGAAGGAGGTGGATGACCCGAAGCAGCCAGGTGTAAAGAAGGGTGTGAAAACGATGCCCGAGAAGAAGTTAGGAACGACGGGTGTGCGGAAGGTCGACGGAGTTGACAAGCCTGGGCCGCCTGTTAACCTTGCTGCTAAGCAGGCAGGGAAGTAATCAGGCGTGAGTTGCATGTTCCCTGCTCGGCAAGAGGCGGATCGGCCCAGAGCGCCTTTCCTCGGTGGCGCATGAGCTGATAGTTCATTTCCCAGTCTATGATTTCCCTGAACGGCAAAAAAGTGCTGTTGAGGCGTTTCATATAATCGCTTGTGAAGAGCATGGAGTCTGTGCAGCGAAAAACCCATTGGTGGGGTGGGTCATAAGCCTTACTGGGGGCGTAGTAGGAGAACTGGGCGCCAGGAGGGCGTGTACCTACACCTTCGCCGAGACTAATATATTCCCAAGGGCGACCAGCGGCATCTGCGAGGAGAGCCGCAAGCCGCGGCACAAAATCATCGCGTAGCCACACGTCGGACTCTAGAGTCATAATGAGGCCTTCGGGGCCTTCTGCCGCATCTTTAACGGCAGCGGCAAAGTTGAGGCCAAGACTGATTTCTCCACGACTAAGTGAGGCGCCTTTGAACGTAAAAGTGGGTACCTCACGCTTCAAATACGGATTGTAGCCGGCGAAGATTTGATCCACAGTCAGATCGGAGCCCCAGGTAGGTGCACAGATTTTGATACGATCCACGGGAATGCCGACGGCCTTCAAATGGGGAATCAGGCGGTCATAGCGCGCCTTTTCTTTTTCAGGATGACAGAGGACATAGACGGTTTTTATGGCATCGGGCCACATTCTTTGAAATACATAAAGCCCGCGGTTTAGGTATAAGTAGAATGGAGCCCGATAGTATCGTTCAGGCCGTCATCCGGAAATTCCAGGAACGGTCTGACGTTGGTGTGAAGAAATATGGGGTCACGCTGGACCGCACAGATCTGAAGGCCCTTGATTGGATTCAGCATGCACAGGAGGAGCTCATGGACGGCATTCTGTATCTGGAGAGGCTCAAGAAGGAGCTCAAGCCCCCCGCTTCCAAATCATCTTGAATCCCTTCATCTTCTTATCCGCCCCCTTCATTAATCGCCGGTGCTTATCGCCCTTCTGTTTTTCGCATTTTTTGCGTTCTTGTAGCTTTGTTCTGAATTTATCGAAGCAACTCGTGTCCTCTCCCGTTTCAAGATCCATATGACCATAAAAATATGCGTATGCGTTGGCCCATTCTGCCGCATTCATTTTCGCTTTGAACAAATCTCTGGGTATGAAAACGTGGTCTAGCATCATATAGACATATTTGGACCCCAGTAAGACAGGATATGGGACATCGTTATGTCCCATCATAGAATAATACGCTTCAAAGTCATCTTCCATAGTGAATTCATAAATAGATTCACCTACATACATATACTTGTTACCGCTCAAGTGAAGAAGTATTGTATTTCCTACAAAGGGCGCCCCGCAACCATCGGCCGCTTTAATACAGGGAGACTCTCCCACATGGACTTCATTCACCACGAGCTTCTTCAGAAGCTTGTTATAGTCCATATTGTCATAGTCAATGGTCTTTCCATCGGCGAGTTTTCTGTATTCGCCCTTGTAGATTTCCACATTTTTTCCGGAAATTTGGACCTTGAAAGGGTACATACCATTATCGTGGATAAGATACGATTTGCCCCCCTTTGAGGCCTTTCTCGTGGCGCCCCCAGCCTTAATCCATTTATAGACCCCCCTTGCATCAGGTTTGGATACATAGTCCCCATCTTTTCCTTTTTTAGTAAGATCCTTACAGTCTCCTGCGTGAAAGGGGGGTGATTTCCGGGTTTGGTATTTGGCCGCTTTGACTTCTGAGCAGGGCATTCCTATTTTACTTCGGGTTTTAAATCTAGTCTCGTAAAGTCTAGCTGGAAACTCATGGCTTCCCATTCATTCGGACCAAGTTGTCTCCATTCCTTTATTTCATCCGTATAAAAGCGTTTTCCATTTTTAAGAGTAACATATGGCTTTCCAGTATTTGTATAAGAAAATACGGGCTCTATTATCTTAGATGTCTTTGGTTTTTTTTGTTTAAGACAATTCTTTCTTTCTGCAGGGGGGCGTAAATGGCAATAATGGTTCCATATAGGGTCGCGTATTTTACCAACTTTTCTAGTCCCTGATTTTTTTACCCATTTATAGACCCCCCTTGCATCAGGTTTGGATACATAGTCCCCATCTTTTCCCTTTTTCGTAAGATCCTTACAGTCTCCTGCGTGAAAGGGTGGTGATTTCCGGGTTTGGTATTTGGCCGTTTTGACTTCTGAGCAGGGCATTACTATTTTACGCCTGGAGATTATCAGGCCGCAGCTTCGCCGCCGAATCCATCTCGCGCGTGATGACACGCATGATAATCTGGATCTGATGGTTCATGTTGATGAGGCGGCCCGCGGAAGGTATGGTGCCTGCGGTCACCGTATATACTACCGCAGATCCGAACGAGCCATTAATATTCGCGATACTTCCGATGACGATCACGCCCGTTCCGCTGGTGTAGCTTGTGACAACCCCTGTAAAGTTATTTGCAGGTGTTGCGCCATTCACAAAGACTCTCATTCCAGCGGTATAGGATAGGCCAGTAGCGAGTGTAAGGCTCACGCTCCCACCCGCAACAGGTGTGATAGTCGTGCTGGAGGCATTCTTCGTGAAGTTTCCGAGAGAGGCAATATAGTTCGGAACCCATGTGCTAACTGCTGTGAGCCCGAGCGTAGGATCCTGGAAGCTATTGCGAATGATGAGGGAGTTCGCATAGCCGGCCACATTCGCACCATCCGTGTAGCCAGTGCTGGCACCCGTGCTCTGACCAATCGCTGATATCAGCAGACCCTGTGGCTGCGTGAGGTAGTTCACCAAATCCACAAAGCCGGCATTCGCCGTAAGGGTCGAATCGAATCCAATACTCTTCAGCACAATCCGATCACCCTGTGAAAACATGAACTGATTGAACCACGTAGATGTCTGAAGCCAGATCCACTCATATGTGGCCGCGCCAGTCCCTTTATAGTTCGTTGTGCTAACTGCATTCGTAGGTGTCAGAATCATCGAAACAGTGAGAGTATCCGACGTCGTGCTCACATATGTTCCATCAGGGCGCTGAATCTGGAATGTGAGTTTCTGTAGAGTGGCAAGAGGTGTAGGGTAATACACCTTTTGGCATTTCAGGAACTTGGGGATCATTCGCGCATAGCCGCGATTGGCCGCGTTGCTGTCCGAGGTCCAATACGCATCATACGAAATCGCGGCGAAGGCGTTGTTAATACCGTCATTTGTGCCATAGCCGTTCACGTTCAACTCGGGAATGCGCACCTGGAGATAGGGGAAGGAGAAGATGTTGGTATTCAGGCCGGGCGTCGGTGTCCCCGCAGGGCTGGCGGCAGCCGTCATAAGAATGTCAAAGCTCTCCGTCGGCATAATGGCCTTGACGAACTCGATACGCACGATGTTCTTGAATTTAATATTTGTCGCCGTGTTGTATCCGAATCCAGACTGGTTATTCGCGGGGTCAAACGACACGGAGAAGTTGTAGCGATTCTCTATGGTGTTGCTGACCCAATCACGATCGGCGCTGTATACATAGAGATTGTGCTCGACCTCTTTATAGCTGACGATGTCATCCTGGGGCTTCAATACATCTTGCGGCAGGACAGCCCTTTGCCGAAACGATTCGGGGACAGCCAGGGTTGAGTTGGCAGATGCGATACCCTGCGCACGACTGGTGGGAGGAATCTGCTGCATCTCGCCCAGAAGAACAGACCGAGGATCCGGGAGTGTCCGTGCGCTAGAAACGATCTCGGTGCGCGAGGCGGCGCGCTCAGCTTCGCGCATAATCAACGATAGCTGATTTCGCTGACGAGCTGCCTCGTTGCCATTACGGAAATCGACGTCGGATTCTACGAAGCGACTGTTATTGCTGTCACGCGTCGCCAGAACAATCTCTTGGCTCACAGTCGTCGTGCGGGTGGCTGACATCGCGGCGGCAGTTTCAGCTTCACGCGCCGCCTCCATTTCGCGCACTTTCTTGATTTCTTCGAAGCGCGAGAGGGGCGAGGGGCCGTCGGAGTCCAGGCTAATACGAAAATCCGGGGCGGTAGGTTGGCTGGCACCAACACCCTGGCGTTCTGTTTGAACTTGGCTGAAACGAGAGTTCACATCTGAGCGGAGTGCCACCTCCTCTTCCTCAGCTACTGTCGGGCCCGCATTCCGCTTGAGATAACCCATATAGTCAGGGACCACCGATTGAAGAACCTCCTTGTTGAGAAACTGAATAGATTGGTCCGGATTCTTCGAGTAAACCTCCGTCATATAATGCTTCACCGTTTTCACGAGGCGCTGGTTCTGCTTCTCGCTGAGATCGCCACCGATGCGTCGCTTGAAATCAGATTGTAGAAGGCGATCCAACATGGCCTCGTTCTTTGGGTTAAAAAACTGGGCCTGGGTGTTTGTTCCGGGTCGTATGTCCGTCATTGAAGAACCTCTCTATCTAAGACGCCGGTCCTTTTTAGATTGGCAGAGGCGCACTCTACCGCTATGTGCTGAAGTTGAGAACTCCCCAGGAAGTTCATACGTTTGGCATATGATGCTAGGTAGAAAATAGCCAATCGCGCAAGTCCAACATATCTTCATCCTTCGGCTTGCGGCGGGTTATTTGCAGGAATGAATCGCCCTCGAGCATACGGACAATGAAATAAATACAGTATATACCACACTCGGTGTTATTGAACTGGAGCCGCCTGCTGTTATACACGAGCTTCATCTTAGGGTCCTGGGTTGTCAGCCATTTCATGAAACGAGCGACTTGTATGGGCGGGGCCATGCCGTATGAGTCAAAATAGTAGCACTTGTGCCCCGGTATATCGATGTAGTTAGCAACCCAGTGGCTACCGGACTTAAAGTGGGGATCGAGATTATATACGATTCCCACGGATTTTGTTCCGTTTTCGAGAGCCTTTCTCACACGTAGCTCGCATATTTCATTCATGAGGCACTTTTTCTCACCGCCGCCCATGGCGGTGCCTTTTTGATATGGGTCGGGGGCTGCGAAATCGATGGGAAAAGGGCCCATGAATTCAAAGTAAGGATATGCCTCTTCATACTGATTGAGAACTGCGGCGATGTTATTGGAGTCAAGCCACATATCAGGATCTTCTTTCCAGGATTCCGGGGCAGCGGGACGAAGGTATCTGCGAGCGAGATCGGCTTTCTCCTGATCGCTAATAGGAAGCTTCATCAAAAATGTCCTTTCCGCTCGTGGTGCTATTGATAGGCGCTTCTCGATATCTTTCCGCAACGCCCTGCCTTTGAGATGCGATCCGATTTGCCCTCCGACGCGCTGGAGGATTTCAAGAGGAATGCAACCGTGCGGTGGGGTTTTTTTACCCATGGATGGGTGGCATTGTGATGGCCCCGGCGCTGGCTGCTTCTTTGTATGCCCCTTTGTGCC